GGCTCGCGCACCGAAACGATCGAGTTCATCCGCCAGCGTCCGGTTTCCTTCACGCTGACCAATTTCGGTCCCGGCGAGGAACTGAAAGAGATTCTGTTCGACGGCATACCCGTCACCCCGCAAGGATAATCCCATGCTCAAAGCTGACAGTTCGGGCCGTATCTCCGGCACCTTCATCATTCCCTCCGGCGTTCCGGTCGGCTCGAAATCCGTCACCTTCAGGGGTTCGACCTCCGAGGCGCAGGCCATCTACCGCGCGGAAGGGTGGAAAACCATCGAGACGTGGGGCAATGTCGAAACGACCGTTTCCTCGGTTGCCATCGGCGTCGATCCACTGGCCCAGATCATCACTGTGCAGGAAGCGCGGATGATCTCAGGCGTCGATATAAAAATGACCGCCATCGGTAACTCAAAAAATCCGGTCATCGTCCAGTTGCGCTCCGCCGAGCTTGGCCTGCCGACCCGCGAGGTTCTGGCGGAAAGCTGGCTGGCCGGTGACAATCTCGTAACCGGCAGATGGCTGTCGTTCGATTTTGGCCGCCCGGTTCTTCGACGTGAGGATCAGGAAACAGCCATCGTCATCCTGACAGAGGACGCACATCATGCGGTTGCCGTGGCCAAAGTCGGCGGCTACGATCCCGGGCGCGGCTGGGTCACCGGCCAGCCCTATCGCGGCGGGACATTGTTGTCCTCGGCGGATGCCATGACGTGGCGGTCCCACCCCGAATACGATCTCACCATGCGGGTCAGGGCCAAAAAGTTCACCGCCAGCAGCCATACGATAGCGCTTGGCGCGATCCCGGCTGAGAAAGTGTCGGACCTCATTCTGATGGCGCTTGCCGTGCAGCCGGAAGGAACCGAGATCGAGGTGACGTTCACGCTGCCCTCCGGCCAGCGCCACACCACGATCCCGATGGGCGCGATCCGGTTGGCCGATTACGTCACCGGCGATATCGGCGTCGATCTGACGTTGCGCGGCAATGCGCGCCTGTCACCGGTCCTGATCCGTGACATGCAGGCGATTACCGGCACCATCCGCGACAGTGGCGATTATGTCTCCCGCGCCATGAGCGCCGGTATCGGTGCAACGGCAAAGGTCGTGATCGACACCACGCTCACCGGCACCGGAGCCGTCAAGGTGCAGGCGCAGACCGGAGCGTTCGACGGTGCGCCGGTCTGGGCCGACATGCCGATCGTCAATGCCGCGCCGCTTGGCGACGGCGTGGTCGAGCATCAGTACGAACTGCCGGTCAATTATGCCGAGACCCGCATCCGCGTCGCGGTGACCGGCGGTCCCGCCGCTCGCTCCGAGATCGCCAATATCCGCGCCGTCATCACGGAGGCCGCATGATGGATACCACCATCTCTCGCAACTACCCCCTGCCGGACGCCAACCGGTCTGCCGCAATTGACGCTTCCCGCCTGCGCGATGCCCTGACCGGCATCGACGCCGATGTCACGGCAGCGCTTGCTCCGGCAACAGCAACCGAGCCGGGACGGGTTTTTGCTCTTGCCAGCGCCGACGATATTGCAACCGGTCGCAAAAAGGCCGTGCCGGATGCCGCCGCCGTCAAAACACACGTTGCAAAAGCCATCGCCGATCTCGCCGAAATATCGGAATCAACCCTTGCCGCACTGGCTGCCCTGCGCGACGCCATCGGCGGCGATCCCGACTTCGCCGTCACCATCCTCGCCCGGCTGGAACAAAAGGCCGATCTTTCGCTCGTGGTCGACCAGACCGTGCCGGTCGGCGCTGAAATGGACTTCACCGGTATCGTCGCGCCGTCCGGCTGGCTGATCGAAGACGGCTCTCTGTTGTTGCGTACCGATTTCCCAAAACTGACCGAATTTGCGCTCGCCAGCGGCAACATCGTCTCCGAGGAAGAATGGAATGCCGGACGTCTCGGCTCCTATTCCTATGGTCCCGGCGGAATTGCAGGCGACACCCTGCGCATTCCCAACATGCGCGGCCTGTTCACCCGCGCACTCGATCTTGGGGTTGGACGCGATCCGGGCCGGGTCATCGGCTCGCTTCAGGAAAGCCAGAACCTGCGCCACAGGCATTCCGGTCGAACCGCGGCTTCCGGACGGCATATCCACTCCGCATGGACGGACGTGCAAGGTTGGCACGATCACTGGGTTACAGGGCGACGCGAAGGCGGCGGATACGGTTTAACCGTGACAGGAGGTCATCAGGGCAACCCGATGATCTGGGATGGTGGTCAGACCACATCCGGCAATGGCAACCACGGTCATAATGTCGGCATCGGCGAGGCACCCGACCACTTCCACACCTTCGATACCGATGAATCCGGCGGCGACGAGGCCCGTCCGGTCAACGTTTCCCGCCTGAAAATCCTGAAATTCTGAGGTTCTCCATGAAAGTCTATTGCATCGACCCGGACGGGTATTTTACCGGCAAAACCGCGACCGCCAATTCGCACCCGTTTCGAACAGGCGAATACCTTTATCCGGCATTTACCGTCGCAAAAGCGCCGCCCGCCGCGAGCAGGGAGGAACGGCAACGCTGGATCGGTGACGACTGGATCGTTGAACGGCGGCCCGATGCCGCTCCGCAGCCGCAACCGGAACAGCCGGTCGAGCAGCGCCCGAGCGTGCAACAGCAACAGGCCGCGTTCCTTTTGCAGCTTACCGACCAACATATCGCCGACGCCAAAGCAGAAGGGTTTGCGGTGCCGCCCGACTGGATGGCCTATCGCAACACGCTGGCCGAGATCGCAATGGATGCCCGCGACATCGTCCGCGCCATTCCGGTGCCGCCCGCACCGATAGCGGCCCCCGTCGAGAAGAATACGGACAGCGTCGCAAAAGCTCCACTGCCATCCATGGATGATATCAAGGCCGGGGCGAAGGCACAGGTCGCGGCCATGCTCGACATGGCAGCCAATGCCATCACCGGCGCGACGCCACTGGCGGAAAGGCTGTCGTGGGGACCGAAACAGGATGCCGCCAAAGCCTGTCAGGCCGGAACAGCGACATCGGACCAGATCGCCATGCTGGAGGCCGAAGCCGCCGTCACCGGCGAGAACCTCGACGATCTGATCGTGACCATCCTCGACGCTGCCGCCGCCTATCATACCGCCTCCGGCACCATCGCGGGCCTGCGCCGGACGATCGCCGCCGAACTCGATGCCTGCGCCGATATCCCGGCAATCAATACCATTCTCGCCACCGCCGAACAGAAAATCGCAGCTGTTCAGCACTGATTCCGTTACCACCCCGGAACTCTCACAAACCGCCCTTCGTGGCGGTTTTTTATGTCCAAGGAGACCCATAATGACTGATCCGACGTTTGGCATGAAGTTCAACATCGACGACAATGAGGCTCGCCCCGCCATTGATACGGATATGTCGATTGTTGGCCTTACCGGCCCAGCCGCTGACGCTGCCGACGGTATTCCGATCAACCAGCCCATCGAGTTCAACTCGAGCGATAGCGAAACGCTGAGAGCTATCGGCGCGAGCAACTTCATCGGCGACGGTATCGCTGGCATCAATTCGCAACTTGGCGAGTTCATGCGTGCGGCCCGTATCGTCTATGTGCGCACCAAGCATTCCGATAGCGAGGACCCAGAAGCCAGGATGCGGGAAGAAATGGCCCACATCGTCGGTGATGCAGGCCAGCGTACCGGCATGCATGCTCACCGGCTTGCGGGTCCGCTGCTCGGCCCGGTACCGCGCCTGCACGCCGCTCCTGGCTATACCGGCCTGATGGCTGGTCCCGGCCTCGCCAATCCCGTAGTGTCTGCCTATCAGGAGTTGATGAACCAGCTTCTCGGCGTGGCGGTGGTCGATGATCCCGGTACCACGAAGCAAGCGGCGGTTGATTGGCGTGAAACGATCCAGTCGAAGCGCATCATACCGGTCAGCCCCGCTTGGAAGGTCTCGGGTGCCGATGGCTCCGTTCTTACCCGTCCGTTGTCCGGTCGCGTTCTCGGCATTGCTGTGCGCCGCGATTACGAAAAGGGTGGCAAGCCGTTTCATTCATGGGCAAACCAGCCGATCTACGGCGGTGTCGGGCCGTCGCGCCCTATGGAATTCAGCCTGACCGACGGCGCAACCGAGGCTCAGGAGCTTCTCGCGAAGAATATCGGCGTGGTGGTTCGCGGCGAAAGCGGCATGGCTGATTCCATCGCCGAGGGCGGCTTCGTCTATGTCGGCACCGATACATGCGCAGAAGACGATCTCTGGCGCTTTTACAACGTGGTGCGCGGTCGCGATTACATCCACCTGATGCTGTTGCGGACGCTCCGCTATTACCTCGGGCGGTTCAACATCACGCCGCAGACCATCCAGTCCATCCTCAACACGATGAACTACGCGCTGCGCGACCTTCAGGCCGATGAGCACATCCTCGGTTACAAGGTCGAGTTCGTGAAGGCGAAGAACTCGCCGGAGAAGCTGCGCCTCGGCAACCTGCGCATCGGTTTCAAGGCCGAAGAGCCGCCCGTCCTCCGCAAGCTGGAAATCGACTCGGCCCGCTACCGCGTGGCTCTCGATGAGATGATCGACAAGCTCATCAATCAGTACGACCTCATCGGCGCGTAATCGCGCCCGATCTCGACCGCTCCCTGCCGGTCCTTCTCTCTCGTCACAAAGGAATACGATTATGGCGACCTTCTACATGTTGGAGGGCGTGAACCTTTTCATGGGCGATCACGACCCGACGGCTTCCACGCATCTTGAGCTTGAAACCCTGAAGATGCCCGATCTTGAGGATCAGAACGTCGAGCACTCTCCCGGTGGCTCGGTGATGAAGGTGAACTTCACCATCCCTCAGTTGAGCGCGTTGGAGGTGTCCTTCAAGCTCAAGGGCTTCAATCCCAAGCGGATGCGTGAGTTCGGCATCGGAAAGGTGTACCGCAAGGTATTCACTGGGTATGGCTCCGTTCGCGACAAGAGATCTGGCCAAATGCACCAAGCGAAAGCGATCTTTGAGGGCCGCATCGCAAAGATGGCGCCTGACGAGGCCAAGCGCGGCGATGACTTCGGTCATGACTTTACCGTCATGGAGATCACCAGCGCAGCCCTCTACTTCGATGAAGAGCGCATCTACGAGGTCGATTTCTTCACGAACAAATACATCGTCGGCGAGAACGACCAGACCGCCGATTTCAACCGAGCGCTCAATATCCCGAACGCCTGACCAGGCTAAGGGGCGCAATCGCGCCCCCTCTTTTAAACCCCTAAAAACTGGAACCTCTCATGACTGATGATGATCTCGGCGCGGCGGCTGCTGCGACCGATGGGGCTGCACGCCCTGTATTCGATAATGAGAACCGCCGCTCGAAGGTGATGCCCCTCGAATGGCCGTTCACGCTTAATGGAAATCGGTACACCGAAATCCGGATTCGTCGCGTAACCACCGCCGAACTCGAGGAGTACTTCGAGCGCATGGATGCCGCCTCGGATGGGGAAAAGAAGAAGCTCGTTCTGCCGATCTTCGATGCCCCCGCTGAAGTTATCGGGGCGCTTGATCCCGACGATTCCGACAACCTGACGAAGGAAGGCCGCGATTTTTTACCCCGCCGCTTCCGGGGCGAGACGGAGCCCGCGTCAACCCCCGTGAGTGGCGGAAAGTAGTAGCTCGCGTCTGCAACACGCTGCGCTTCGACCGGCGCGATTGCATGGAAATGTACTGGGACAAACTCATCCTCTGGTGGGGTGAGGCACGGGAGATCGAGGAAGGACCGCCATGACGAACCGCATTGTTTCAGAATATGTCGTTCGCATGAAGGACGATGTTTCGCGCGGGTCAAAGTCTGCCGGAACCGCTCTCAAAAACCTCACGCGCGAGGCGCAAGCTCTCAATAAGATTGGCAGTTTCAGGAGTGCTTCTCGTTCGCTTGCTCTTCTAGGAACCCAGTACAAGAGCGCCCAATATGAGGTAAAGCGCCTAGCTCTTGCAATGACGCAGAGCGGAACCGCGACCGGAAAGCTGAAGTCTGATTTTGATAAAGCGGCTCGCTCCTTGCAGAGGGCAAAATCCGCCTTTCAAAATCAGCAAAGCGTGGTCCAGGCCAATTCCAACGCGCTTCGATATGCTGGCGTCAATGTCAAGAATCTTACCTCTGAAGAAAACCGGCTTCGCGCTTCCATCGAGCGGACGAACGCTGCGATGCGGAAGCAGGAAGCCGCCGCTCGCCGTCGAGCAGGCCGTCGCGAAGCTCTGGGTACAATGGGAGCTATGGCTGGCATGTATGCCGGCCATAAGGTCAAATCTACTTTCAATGAGATGGTAGATGTAGGTCGCGACTTTGATAAAGAGCGCCGTTTTACGAAGGCGATTATGAGCGAGACCGACGAGGGGATGCGACCCTTCGTCAACCAAGCTATCCACCTTGCGGGACAGTCCCGATATAACGATATTCAAGTTATGGAGGGGCAGCGCACGCTTGCCGCTCGCGGTGTGAAAAAAGACTCCATCCTCGGCATGATACCGGAGATTGCCAACTATGGTGCGGCAATGGATTTGTCATTGCCGGATTCCGCCAAGCAGATCGAGCGGTCTCTGTTTACCTTCCAGCGCGACGTATCTACGAAGGAGAAAGCGGAAGCCGCAACTCGGAAGACCGCCGACTTGCAGGTTAAGGCGTCGAAAATCTCCGGCATGACACCGGATGATCTCTCACACCTCTACAATTTCGGCGCTCCGTCAGCTAAAGCGGCAGGCATGAAGGAAGAGAGCCTGCTTGCTCTCGGGGCCACGCTGAAAAAAGCAGGTATCGGCGGTGACCAGGCAGGTGTTGCCTATCGAGCCATGATCGCCTCTCTAACGAGAATGACTAGGATCGGCCAGACATCAATGCTGGCCAACGGCCTCAATTATTCCGATTATCAGCGTGTCCCGGACAAGCTCGAGCTAGCCCCGTTCGTTACCGATGTGGCGAAAACATACGGAATCAAGCTGAACGAAGAAGCCCAAGCTCGGCTTGCCAAGGTGTTCTCCGACAAGGACATGGTCAGAGATCCGGCGAAGTTCACGCCCGCCGTCAAGGAGATCATGGAGGATGAACTTGGCAAGCAGGACGCGAAGAGCGCCAAAGCCATAGCCACCTCTGCAAATCGGTATCGTGACAGTTCCGGCAAGAGTGTCGATATCGACCGCCTTATCTACGACATCATGATGAAGGCGGCAGATAACCCGAACATGCTCAATAGCATTTTCGGCTCCAAGCAGGGCGGTCGTCTCGCTGCGGCTCTTGGAAATCCTGAAGAATTTAAAAAGATGTTTCAGGAAATTTATGAAGGGTCAGAAGGCTATTCCAAGAAGATTGCTGACGAACGAAATCAAGGCTTTGCTTTTGCCGTCGATAGGATGGGGAACACTTGGAAGAACGCGCTAACGAATATTTATCGCGCATGGGACAATGGCGGTGAAAGCAAAGGGGGATTCTTGACCGCAGCCGCGACCAAGGCTGGTGATCTCGCGCAGCATTTTGCAGAACTTGATAGCAAGACGGTAGCTGTCGTTTCAGGCTTTGCGGGAATTACCGGCCTTGTGGCTGGCGCTCACGGCACAATGAAACTCTTCGGTATGCTATCCGGCAGTACGTCTTCTGCTGCCCTGACTGGCTCGGCAACCGCACTGACCGCTTCGGCTGCGGCGCTTGATTCCGCTGCTATTGCTCTTGGCGGCAAGGGGGCCATTGGTGGGGCGGCGGCAAATGCTGCCGGGGCCGCAGGAACCGGAGGCATGGCGGGGAATGCGGGGAAAGTAGGCAGGCTCGGCAGGGCTGCTGGCGCTCTCGGGAGGGTGCTTCCATGGGTCGCCGCTGGTGCCCTTGCTTATGAAATGTCCCCGAAAACCAACGAGGATTACAAGAACGTCGTTGAAAACAACACCAAGTTGCGGGCTGGCGGGGCCGATTTTGTAGACACAACTGCGGTCAACCAAAACCGACTGGCTGGCAATTCTGACTTGGATTTCATAACCGGCAAAGGATTTACGCCTGAGGTCAAGGCGCTTCAGGAAGAGGTTGAAAATCTGCGGATCGCCACCGAAGGCGGAATGGCACCAAAGGCTCTATTCGATATCTACGAGAAGAAGAAGGCGGAACTTGAAGGCATCATGAACACGCCGGACGCCTATAATCGTAAAACGGATATGGGCTATGGTCCGCAATTGCCCCCCGAAGCATTTAAGAAGAACGCTGGCGTACCCCTCCCGCCTCCGCGTCCGGGCAATATAGACTCTGCTGATATGGATAACGCGGCAACAAAGGCTCAGAATACCGGAAGAACGATGCAGGATGCTCTTTCAGTCAACGCTAAGCCGACTGTCGATACGTCATCGCTTGATGCGGCGCTCGACGCAACTCAAGCGAAGGCGGATCGCTTGAAGTCAACGCTAACATCAATCGGTGGGATGTCGGCTAGCGTGGGCTCTTCGGTTCGCAACATTCACGCCGATACAGGATTTGGCACACCATGAAATTCTTAGTGAACCTAATGGCTCCTTCGCCTCCGTCCTTCGCGATAGAACTCAATTTCACTGGAGTAAATTTTGAGCATGGGTTCTTTATCGGCCACCCCGCCAACCATGACGTTTTCGACCGTTGCCGGAGTGATCTCGATATCGAATTTGCAGGTAGATCGCTTAATATTGGAACTGCCAGAACATGCCTCAACGAGATATTCGGCATCTTGTTGAGGCGTCGAGGCTCCCATAGCTCCGCCAGCAACGCGGATGATCCTGCCTGGTAGGAGATAGACGCATATGAAATCAGAGCCATCACCCGGAGTGATGCATTGAATGTCTTTAATTCTGACGAGTTTATCAACGTATTGGTCGGGACTTAAAGCTATTTCCTTCGGCGATACGTCCACAGGAGCGGAGGGCTTTTTATCGCTGACTTGATTTAGGATATCGCCTTCTTCGGATCGTCCGACAACCACGTCAATTTGGCTGGAGGATATGGCAATGTCTAGCCTGACATTACCAGGGGTGCGGCTGCGAAAAAAGCCTTCATCGTCACCCGCTGAGAGATTTGACCTCGCCTTCGCCAGTGTTCTGTCAAAGATAGCCGAGCTATCTTTGGTGGATGTCTCGGAAGTAAGCGCAAGAGCACTTACGGCAATCTTCTTAGCTTTATCTATAGTCGCCCTCTGGGTGGACTTTGAAAATTTAGGAGATTCGAAGGCAAAATAATCAAAACTGCCATCCTCTCCGCAATTCAAGGTTCCATGAAAACCGGAGCTGTCTGACCATCTATATCGGATCGCGGAGCCATCTTCTTGCTTGTAACTAGCTCCCGGGGGTACCGTGTTAAGCCCCGACTTAAATGCCTCACATGTCATGTCAGCGAATGATGTGCATGGTATCAACATCACTGATAATGCAAGAAGTAACCTACGCATGATACCCTCACTGACCTCACATCAGGGCGCTTATCGTGGGCAAGAGTTACCGTCTTAGATAAGCCTTGCTCCCGCTATCAGTCAGACAATATCGCCCGCCACGAGGCCCTGTGCAATACGATCCCGAGCGGCAATAGCAATCACTTGAGGCAGTAGGCGACATATCGCCATTGTCCTCTGACATGAGGCTGGCTCTTCCGCCACCTCTGACAGTACTACAATTCTTCTTCGACGCGCTCACCGACCCGTCATTGCAGACGAAGGTTGCTCCCTGACAATGGGATATACCGCCCTTGCGCCCGCTACATGGGGTATTCGCGGCATCAACGGGAACGGACGCGAACACAAATAGGATAGCAAAGAACGACAGCCAGAGACGCATAATGCCCTCCACGCCCGCAGGTTATGCGATGCGGGTGGGGAGACGCAAGAGCCTGATTAGTCCCATTCGTGGTCTTCGGGCCTTATGCGCCGGTCGTGCTCAAGAACCATAACCTCTAGCTCGTCTACGCGCTTCCATAGCTCATCGAGCGTATTGCCGGTTTCAAAAGAGTCCTGAAGGCGGGAGATAATCTCTGCCGTCATGGAACGATTATTTTCAGCCGCAGCGATTGCAATCTGCCCCTTTAATTCCTCGGGTATCCGAAGTCTGAATTGTAAATCGTCTCGTGCCATGTCCCACATATGCCCCAAATTGGCATTGACGAAAAGATACCACCAAGTTATCAATGTGGGGCATTAACAATCAGTGAAGGAGCATGGTTAATGAGCAGAAATGACCCACAGATGAAAATCCGCCTTCCGGAGGAAGTGAAGGAATGGCTTGAAACAAGGGCAAAAAAGAATGTCCGATCCCAGAATGCCGAGATCGTTTTTATCCTGAAAAATGAAATGGAGAGGCAGAGTTTGGAGACGTCTGAAAATGAAAAGACGGCCTGAAATAGAAAAAGCGGCAGGAGAATTCGAACCTCGCCCTGCCGCTTTGGAACACCATCAACCAGTGAAAGGTAAGACAATGTCTACAAATGAAAGTAGCAGCTTCCCCGTTGTTTTTCAAGGCGAGATCGGCGGCGATCTGGTTCAGACGGTTAACGCCAGAGACATTCACGTCTTTTTGGAAGTGAAGTCTGAGTTTCGGAATTGGATCAAAAACCGGATTGATGACTTCGGGTTCCAACAAGACATTGATTTTGTTGCCGGTAATTTTTTACCGGGGTCAGAAAAGATCGAATACCACGTTACTCTGGACATGGCTAAAGAGCTTTCCATGGTTGATCGTGGGGAGAGGGGCAAGCAGGTTCGGAAGTATTTTCTGGAATGCGAACGCCGCGCTAAAGACCCAATGGTCGCTCTGAATGATCCCGCAGCGATGCGCGGCCTGCTCTTAACCTACACGGAGCGAGTAATCGCCCTTGAGGCCAAAGTGGAGGAAGCCAAACCGAAGACCGAGTTCTTCGACAAGTTCGCCGATACCGATGGTGGTTATGGCCTGATGAACGCAGGTCGGATTATCACAGGCCGAGCCAAGAAGTTCATTCGCGAGTTGAAGAAGGGATATGTGTTCTATCAGGGCGGCAATCTGGTGCCCTATGTGCAGTTCATCAAGCAGGGCTTGTTTGAGGTGAAGGTCACGATCATCGACGACAAGGCGCGGCCTCAGACGTTCATAACGCCGAAGGGTATGCAGTACTTTGCCGCAAAATTTGGCGGGGAGAATCTGCTATGATGACGCCCGTCTGCCCTCTCGAAAACATGGCCCTTGAAGGCTCCCGCCTCGTCGAGAAGATGCTGAAGCACAAGCCCGGTAGCGCGGGTTATAACGACGACCAAGACCATCTTGAGGCTCTTGAGCAGAAAGCCTCATTCCAGCAGGCGCTCTCGGTCAC